GGTTTCAAAAAAGCTGGGCGAAAAAAAGCCCAAACCTTTCGGCTTGGGCTTGGGTATTACTTACTCCATTGAACCATAAAAGCGTTGATGGCTAGTGAGAGTTTCTTCTCATCTGCGGTATCATCACCTCGGGCTTTAGCGTTTTTGCATTTGACCATTAAACCCTGATCACCTTTGAATACTTCAACAATGCGGTGAGCAAAGTCTAGCGTTGCACCACGCTCTCTCGTTTTACCCTCATTGAGGATTGCTCGGGCTTGTCGTTTCAGATCACCCAAACGATTAGAGCAGTAAGTGTTAACACGATCTCGCCATTGTTTGATGATGGCATGAAGATAGGGGTTCTCGTTTTTGAGTTTGCCGTATTGTTGCTGAGAGAAACTCATAGCGTAATCAACCCCGATAATCACCTTCTCTTTAGTATCAAGATCAGGGTTCGAACCATCAACCAAAATGTAGTGGTCATTCACTACTGCGTATTGATCAGGCTTGTTCACCTCGTTGAATCTTAGGCGATAACCCTCGTTCAATTCAGCCTTGATCTCATCGGGCACAGTTTCAGGGAAAGCCTTGCATTGATCCATTACATAACGAGCAACGCCACGCATGCGATCACTAGCTAAAGCCTGTTTATAAGCACCATCTTTTAATGAAGTGATGGTGGACTCTTTTACTTCTACTGCATTGGCTAATTTTGCCATTTGAAGCTCCTCTATAAAATAAAGTAAGACATCGTTCAGCACCATTGCTTCCCGATGTCTTTAGTTATACGCACCCAAGCTCGTTATGTAAAGTTTCACGCTCGCATGGATAGCTATATAGCGAAACGCACCCACAGATGGGCTCGAGGACAAATAACTGGTTTCAATCCCCCGCAAGGGGGGACTGTGTTAGAACAACTTCAACTGCTTAGGTGCATAGACATCTATCATCACATCGGCTGGGTAGCCTTGGATTCCTATCAACATCAGCGCTAGGGATAGCTTGTGCTTGGGTGTTGTGTAATCGTCCTTCAGTAGCTTGACTACCTTACGGAACATTGGCTTGCCAAGCCATTCCTGTACATCCTTTAGTGCGTCTACCTTAGCCATCCATTCAGGTTGACCTGTGTAATCTCTTGTGTAGCTCATATACTTCTCCTTAGTTGTGGGGGGCTTGCGCCCCCCGTTGGTTATCGTGTCTGTGTGAACTGTGCGCCGAACTGACCGCCACCTACTCTGATACATAGGCGTTGCTCATCCATACTGCGAACCCAAGCCCAACACTTGAGATAGGATGGTGAGGTCACTACTTCTTCTACTGTCCATGCGCGTTGACTGAAGTGAACAACATCTCCGGTACATACAGGTTGCATATTGGTTGTGTAGAGTAATTGATACATATACTTCTCCTTAGTTGTATGGTTGCATGATTGCTTCCATGTCTTTAGTTATACGCAACCCTACCCCATATGTAAAGTTTGGTGGGCGCGTGGCGAACCCCCCATGCCCCGTTTTATCAGCTTGGTTCCATCCGAGCCCTATACTCCCTAATCCACACAAATAACCCCGCAAAATTCCAATGCTTTAGTTACCTCAAATAGGTACCTTATGGTGCCAAACTTGATTTAAAACCCTCGTAACTCCTTGATTTACAAAGCAAAAACGTCCCCCACAGAGTTCCCATGCAGAGCTTATACTTTACTTATAAATATTTATTTAGGGGTACCCCCTGACTTTTTCTGCCTGAGAGGGCTGTGTTCGAGCCATAGAAACACCCCCCGGGTAGGAGTCCCAAGAAGCAAAACGGCGTACACTATATATACTTAGTCACGTGAGTCATGCGGGGGTGGGCATGTCGACTTCCACCCCACCAAGTTCTTTACAATCCCTTACCAAGTTCTTTACAATCCCTTACCAAGTTCTTTACAATCGTCAAAATTTTCTTTACACATAATTAGAAACATGTATATACTTGCAAAAACTGCAAGGGTCAGACATGGAAGCGCTAATACCCAGTATCGAGGACAACATACCTCTTCCTAAGAATGCTCAAGAAGCATTCCCTGATCTATCTCCGACTGAAGAATTGAATATGCGGGCTAATGTAGTCCAGCTTTTATCCGATTTAACAGGGCAACCCATCTCCCCTAGCAAAGAAAATGCCGATGAGGCTAAAGAATTAGCCAGAGAAATGCTTTCAAATCCAGGGGTTAGGCCCGATTTCTCTAAATATCCTAACGAGACGTTGGCTTTGATGGCAGGGATGGTATCGCAAATGAATGTTTCTATTGTTGATGAGCTATCACAGCTAAAGATGTATGTTGTAAATAGCCTCGTCCAGGAGATTCAGACCTCAAAGGACTCAAAAACACGCATCGCCGCCCTTAAAGCATTGGGTGAAGTTGATGGAGTGGACGCATTTAAGAAGAGAACCGAGACAACTATCAAGGTTCAGTCTATGGAAGAGGTGGAATCTGAACTTCTTACCCTGCTAGACGACGTAGAGAATAAATATATCGATGTAGAAGCTAAAGAAGTGGTCAATAAAGAGAAGAATGCCAGGTCCTAACCTCAGATTGACTGCTGAGCAGCTATTTAAACTGCGACAAGCTCTCCCAAAACTGCCTCCTGACAAGAAAAGGAAGGCAAAAGCCCTTTTAGAGCAGTACGACACCTATCTGACCCAAGAAATAGGCAAGATGTCCTTCTTGGATTTTGTTAAACACGTCTATCCGGGGTATAAAGTTGGACCACATCATCTTAAACTGGCTCAAATCTTTGAAGACATCGCTCTCGGAAAGAAGAAACGAGTTATTGTTAACATTGCTCCGAGGCATGGCAAGTCAGAGCTTATCTCGTATCTCGCCCCAGCATGGTTCTTGGGAAAGTTTCCTGCAAAAAAAGTCATTATGGCTTCGCACACAGCGGATCTTGCTGTCAATTTCGGTCGTCGAGTACGAAATCTCGTTGGTTCAGAACTGTATAAAGACATTTTCCCGGACATAGAGCTACAGTCTGACTCAAAGTCGGCCTCACGTTGGGGTACTAACTATCAAGGGGAATATTTTGCAATTGGTGTCGGTGGCGCCCTCGCTGGTCGCGGGGCTGACTTGTTTATTATTGACGACCCACATTCCGAGCAAGAAGCAAAGACTGGAAGACCCGATGTATTTCTTCCTGCGTGGGAGTGGTTCCAGTCTGGTCCTCTCCAGCGTCTTATGCCAGGTGGTGCAATTATTGTTGTGATGACACGGTGGTCTAAACTTGACTTAACTGGACAGATTATCCAACAGATGGACCGCAATGAAGATGTAGACCCTTGGGAAGTGGTCGAGTTTCCAGCAATTAAAGAGGATGGGGAGGCACTATGGCCTGAGTTTTGGCCTGTGGAAGAGCTACTGGCGAAGAAAGCCGCACTTGACATAAGGTACTGGAATGCTCAGTACATGCAAAACCCTGTGTCAGAAGAAGGTGCTCTTATTAAGAGAGAGTGGTGGCAGATATGGGATAAAGACTCTCCGCCGCAGTGTGAGTTCATCATCATGTCTTTGGATGCTGCGCAAGAAGCCACTAACCGTTCAGACTTTAATGCGCTAACTACTTGGGGAGTCTTCTTCAATGAAGAGGTTAACAACTACAACATCATCCTCCTCAATGCGATTAAAAAACGGCTGGAGTTCCCAGAACTCAAAAAGCTTTGCCTTGAAGAATACAAAGAATGGTCGCCTGATGCGTTCATGGTTGAGAAAAAGTCCAATGGGGCGGCACTCTATCAAGAGCTCAGGCGTATGGGTATTCCAGTCGGCGAGTTCACACCTGGCAAAGGTCAAGATAAGATCGCTCGCGTCAATGCTGTATCAGACCTGTTTGCGGGAGGCGTCGTCTGGGCACCGGACCATCGCTGGGCGAAGGAAGTAATTGAAGAATGTAACGATTTTCCTAGCGGAACTAACGATGACTTGGTAGACTCGACTACACTTGCTCTGTTAAGATTCAGACAGGGTGGATTCATTCGTCTACCGAATGACGAACCAGAAGATGATTTTTTATATAAGTACCGCAAAAAAGCTGCGTACTACTAAGGATAGATTATGGCAATAGACAAGTCGCTATCACAAGCCCCGATGGGAATAGATCAGCTAGACCCTGCGGAAATGGGTGATGAACCAGCAATGGAGATTATGATCGAAGACCCAGAAGCGGTTGAGATTGGTATTGACGGTGAGCCACTATTAAGAATAGAACAAACTGAAGATGAAGAAGACGAGTTTGATGAGAACTTAGCCGAGAAGATTTCAGACCAAGCACTATCTATGTTAGCTAGTGATTTAACGTCTGACTTTGAATCTGATGTGTCTTCACGCAAAGATTGGATTCAAACCTATGTAGATGGTTTGGAGTTATTGGGGTTAAAGATTGAAGAACGTGCTGAACCGTGGGAAGGCGCTTGTGGTGTTTACCACCCTCTCCTAGCAGAAGCAGTTGTGAAGTTCCAAGCTGAAACTATGATGGAGACCATGCCAGCGGCAGGTCCAGTCAAGACGCAAGTGATCGGTAAAGAGACCCAAGAGAAAAAAGATGCAGCTGTTCGTGTTCAAGATGACATGAACTACCAGATTACAGACGTAATGAAAGAGTACCGCCCAGAACACGAGCGTATGCTGTGGGGCTTGGGACTCGCAGGTAATGCGTTTAAAAAAGTGTACTTTGACCCAGCTTTGGATCGTCAAGTATCTATGTATGTTCCTGCAGAAGACGTAGTTGTCCCCTATGGGGCTTCTAGCTTAGAGGCAGCTGAGCGTGTAACGCATGTGATGCGTAAGACAGAGAACGATGTGGCTCGCTTGCAACATGAGGGTTTCTACCGAGACGTTGATCTTGGTGAACCAGCTAACACCATGGACGAGATTGAGAAGAAGATTGCTGAAAAGCTTGGCTTTAGAGCAACTTCGGATGACCGCTACAAGTTATTAGAGATGCATGTGGAGATAGACCTCCCAGGCTATGAACACAAAGATGAAGATGGTGAACCTACGGGCATAGCGCTGCCATACGTGGTGACAATCGAAAAGGGTACGCAGACTGTATTGGCTATCCGCAGAAATTGGAGACCCGAAGATGAGAAATGCCAGAAGAGAAACCATTTTGTCCATTATCCGTACATTCCGGGTTTTGGCTTTTACGCTTTTGGCCTTATTCACCTTATCGGCTCTTTTGCTAAGTCTGGTACTAGTATTATTCGGCAACTCGTGGATGCAGGAACCCTTAGCAACTTGCCAGGCGGCTTTAAGACCCGTGGCATGCGAATCAAAGGCGATGACACGCCAATAGCTCCAGGCGAATTCCGTGATGTTGACGTGCCTAGCGGAACAATGCGCGACAACCTCCTTCCACTTCCCTACAAAGAACCAAGCCAGGTTCTCTATTCACTACTTGGCACTATCGTAGAAGAAGGCCGCAAGTTTGCAGGTTCTGCTGAGATCCAAGCTTCTGACATGAGCGCAAATGCTCCAGTTGGAACTACTTTGGCAATTCTTGAGCGTACTTTAAAGACTATGAGCGCTATTCAAGCTCGTATTCACTATGCGATGAAACAAGAGTTCCGCTTACTTAAAGAGATTATTAGAGATTACACACCAGAAGAATATGGATATGAGCCTGTTGAAGGCAATCGTATGGCTAAACAGTCAGACTACGATATGGTCTATGTTCTTCCTGTTTCTGATCCCAACGCGGCTACTATGGCGCAAAAAGTCGTCCAGTACCAAGCTGCTTTACAACTCGCACAAACTGCTCCGCAGCTGTATGACCTGCCACAACTACACCGTCAGATGCTAGACGTGTTGGGAATTAAAAACTATCAGAAGCTAGTACCTATAGCTGAAGATATGAAACCTCGTGACCCTATTACAGAAAACCAGAATTTAATTACTGGCAAACCTGTTAAGGCGTTCATTTTCCAAGATCATAAGGCTCATATCTCAGTTCACATGGCTGCTGCGCAAGACCCACACATCATGCAGTTGATTAGCCAAAACCCACAGATGGCACAACAGATTCAAGCGGCACTATCAGCTCACGTAGCTGAGCATTTGGGTATGGAGTATCGCAAGCAGATGGAACAACAGATGGGAACAATGCTTCCTCCTGTACCAAAAGACCAAGACGATGAAGAGTCAAACATGTCTCCAGAAATGGAAGTACAAGTTTCTCAAATGGCTGCTCAAGCTGCACAGCAGTTGTTAGGTCAACATAAGCAAGAAGCTGCGCAACAACAAGCACAGCAACAAGCTCAAGATCCGTTGATCCAGTTGCAACAACAAGAACTGCAGATTAAAGCTGCTGACCAACAACGGAAAGCCGCTAAAGATCAAACCGATGCTCAACTGAAGATGCAACAACTTCAGATTGAACGTGAGCGTATTCAAGCCCAACAGCAAACTGCTGGGGCACAAACAGCCGCCAAGATGGTAGCTGACAGAGAAAGCCGAATAGCCTCTGAAAAGGTAGAAGGCCAAAAAGCGGGGATTGAGATGATTAAACATCGGACTACCCTTGCACACCAACGTGATATTTCTGCGCGTCAGCAAAAAGCACAAAAGGAGCAACCTAAGAAAGGTAAATAATGCTAGTAGATAAAGCATTCAACGTCATTATTAAGCATATTGACGACAAAGTTTTGCAACTTCAAGAAGCACTGGCAGATGACAACTGCAAGAGCTACGAGGAGTACAAAAAAGTGTGTGGCGAGGTGAGAGGTCTCCTTACTGCACGGAACTACATAACCGACCTTAACAAAGCAATGGAGAGCTCAGATGAGTGACCAACATGGACTTAATTTGTCCCAAGCAGTAGATTTAAGCGCAGTACTTAACAAAGAAGCAGAAGACAGAGCCAAACAACTTCCTATCCCACAAGGGTATCGGATACTTTGCGCTATTCCAGAAGCAGAAGAAGCCTATGAAAGCGGAATCATCAAGTCTGATGAAGCCCGCCGACATGACGAACTCTTAACTACAGTGTTATTTGTAGTTTCTATGGGTCCTGATTGCTATGCTGATAAAGATCGTTTCCCAAATGGTCCTTACTGTAAGCAAGGCGATTTTGTTTTAGTCCGTCCTAATGCTGGTACACGTCTGGTTATCCATGACCGTGAATTTCGCATCATTAACGATGACTCCGTAGAGGCTGTAGTCCAAGACCCGCGTGGAATCAAGCGTAAATTTATCTAAGGAGATAAAACATGGCTGATACAGAATTTAAGTTCCCTGATGAGATGGAAGATGATAAGGGTAAACCCGAAGATGATCTAGACGTAGAAGTAGAAGGCGAAGGCTCAGTAAGTATTGAGATTGTCGACGATACTCCCCCCGCAGATCGTAATCGTGACCCTGTCCCTGACAAAATCAAGGAAGAGTTAGAAACTGCCGATTCGTCCAAGGAATATTCCAAGAACGTAAAGGACAAGTTTACACAGTATAAAAAGGCTTGGCATGATGAGCGTCGTGCAAAAGAAGCTGCGTTGCGTGAGCAACAAGAAGCTTTAAATGCGGCTCAAAAGATTTTAGATGAGAACAAACGTCTAAAAAACATGCTACATAATGGCGAAAAAGAGCTTATTTCTACCTATCAAAGTTCTGCTGAGATGGAAGTAGAAAAGGCTAAACGTAGCTATAAAGAAGCTTATGATTCTGGTGATGTAGATGCGCAGATGGAAGCTCAATCAGAGATGATGAGAGCGCAACTTAAACTTGACAAAGCAAAAAGTTTTAGACCTACTGTACAAAACCCAGAAAATGATGTACAAATACAAACAAAGCAGGTTCAACAACCTGCACAAATGGACGATAAAGTTGCTGAATGGGTTGCCAATAATCCTTGGTATGTAGACCCAAACAAAAAAGTAATGAGCAAATATGCAGTTTTTGTTCATGAAGAACTTGAAGAGAAATTTGGCAGAGCATTTGTTGGTACGGATGAATACTTCAAACGTATTGACTCAGAAGTAAAACGTAGATTCCCAGAGGAATTTGACGACATTGAAGTAAAAAACGAAGAGGAAGAAAAACCTCAACGTACAGCAAAGCTAAGTACGGTCGTGGCTCCCGCGAAACGTAGTACATCTTCAAAAAAGATTGTATTAACGAAGACGCAGGTGGCATTGGCTAGAAAGTTTGGCTTATCCCCTGAGCAGTATGCCCGTGAACTTAGTAAATTGGAGGCCTAAAAATGGCAACAAACAGACTACAAAGAGAATTAGATAATCGTACCCAAGCAGAGCGCCCTAAGCAGTGGCAGCAACCTGAGCTTCTCCCTCAACCGGACAGGCAACCTGGATATGCTTATCGTTGGATTCGCGTTTCAACACTAGATAAATCCGATGCTCGCAACTTGTCATCCAAGTTACGTGAGGGTTGGGAACCTGTAAGAGTTGAAGAGCAACCACAATTTGCACTGCTAGTCGACCCTCAAAGTCGTTATAAAGACAACATTGAGATAGGCGGGTTGTTACTTTGCAAAACCCCTAGTGAGTTCATCGAACAGCGTAATGAATACGTTCAAAACCAAACCGATGCTCAGACAAGGGCTGTAGATAACAATTTGATGCGCCAAAGCGATGCTCGCATGCCAATCTTTAAAGAAGGTCGGTCTGACGTATCGTTCGGCAAAGGCAAATAACTAATTAGGAGTTTTTTATGGCATACCCACAAGTATCAGGTCCTTATGGCCTGAAAGCCGTAAATGAGATTGGTGGTTTACCATATGCAGGATCAACTCGTATGATCCCTATTGCATCTGGTTACGCTGCTAACTTATTCTACGGTCAAATCGTCCAGTTATCTGGCGGTACTCTGATTGCCGGTGCTTACACACCTGCAACCAATCCAACCACTCCTATCGCGGGCACTATTGGTGTTTTCGTAGGTTGTTCTTATACTAATCCAAGTACATTACAGCCTATTCAAGCTCAATATTGGCCTACAGGTACTGTTGCAAACGACGCAATCGCTTATGTGATTGATGACCCACGCACAGTATTTAAGGTTGTAGTTGGTTCACAAGCTACTTCAACATTGTCTAATACCTCTTCTGGTTTAGGCTATATGAATCCAGCTTTCATTGGTACTAACGTTTACCCATTGTCAGCCGCGGGCGGTTCCACCACTACTGGTGATTCCCTCTTGTCAGTTTCTGGTGGTGTTGTAACTAACGGTACTGGTAATACTCGCGTAGTAGCTGCTGCACCTTTGCGTGTAGTTAGTGTTGTTCCTGATACTGTAACCGCTGTCACTCAAACTGCTTCTACTTCTGGTTCAAGCACAACATTGACACTGACTGCAGCTAACAGCAACATCCAAGCTGGCATGCAAATTAGTTCACCAAGCGGTACTGGTGGATATAGCGGTAACTATGTATATGTAACAAACGTGAATGGCACAACTGTAACCTTGAGTTCAGCTGTAACTATCGCTTCTGGTACTCAAGTTACTTTCCTCGGCTATCCTGAAGTATTGGTAACATGGAACGGAAATTTCCATAGCTACAACAATACTACTGGCGTTTAATTAGGAGCTTATAAATGGCTATTTCACGCGCACAACTACTAAAAGAGCTCTTACCTGGACTGAATGCATTGTTCGGATTAGAGTACGCTCGCTACGGCGAAGAACACAAAGAGATTTACGAAACTGAATCTTCTGAGCGTTCTTTTGAAGAAGAAACAAAGCTGTCAGGTTTCTCTGCTGCTCCTGTTAAAAACGAAGGCCAAGCCATCGGATATGACAATGCACAAGAAGCATGGACTGCTCGCTACAACCACGAAACTATCGCCCTTGGCTTTAGCTTGACTGAAGAAGCTATCGAAGACAACCTCTACGATTCTTTATCTGCTCGCTACACTAAGGCTTTGGCTCGTGCTATGGCTTACACTAAACAAGTTAAAGCTGCTGCCGTTATTAATAACGGTTTCAACCAGACTTATGTTGGTGGTGACGGCGCTTCTTTGTTCTCCACAAGCCACTCTTTGGTTTCTGGCGGTACTAACAGCAACACTCCAGCTACAGCTGCTGACTTGAATGAAACTTCGTTGGAAAACGCAGTTATTCAAATCGCTGCTTGGACTGACGAGCGTGGTTTGTTAATCGCTGCTAAACCTAAGAAGTTGATTGTTCCACCTGCACTCCAATTCGTTGCAACTCGTTTGCTCGAAACAGAACTGCGCGTTGGCACAACCGACAACGACATCAATGCTATTAAGAACAACGGCAACATTCCAGAAGGTTACACAATTAACCATTTCTTGACTGACGCTAACGGTTGGTATTTGACAACTGACGTTCCTAACGGCATGAAGCATTTCGTTCGTGTTCCACTCCAGAACTCTATGGACGGCGACTTTGATACAGGTAACGTACGTTACAAGTCTCGTGAGCGTTATTCATTCGGCTGGTCTGATCCACTCGGAATGTACGGTTCCCCAGGAGCCTAATAAAAAGGGAGCTTCGGCTCCCTTTTTTGTTGCTTTTATTTTTATTTGTTGTAAGATTGATAAAACCGGGAAAAACCGGCTTATTAGACTGTCCCGGCAGACGCATACAAGACTAATGAGCTTTGATCTGTATGGAGAAATATTATGGGATTCGCTACTCATTTAGGCCCTTGGCTATTAGGCACTGTTAAAAACACTACTGGCACTACTGCTGGCACAATTCGCAACATGGGCGCAACTGTTGTTGCTCAAGAGGCTAACGTTGTATTTGGCACTTTGACTGGTACAGCATTCGTTATCCCAGCTGGCGCGATGGTAACAGACGTTAAAGTTATTACCACAACAGTATTTAGTGCTACTACAACTGCAGCGTTAGATATTGGCGGTACAGCATTTACAACTACTGGCACTATTACCTCTGTTGGTTCTGTAGCTTTAGGTGCTAATGCAACTACCCCTGGTGGTTGGTTAAATGTTGGCTCTACAGATGCTATCGTTAACTACACATTGGCTGGTACAGGCTTAACAACTGGCGCTGCAACAATCGTTATTAGCTATGTAGTTTTGGCTTCTGACGGCTCTGCTAACCCAGCTTCAGCTTAATTAATCTAGGGGGTTCGCCCCCTATTTAACCTTATTGGAGATTAATTATGACGATGCAATATGATGTTAAAGCGACGGCTATAGCTGCCGCTGCTACTAATGCTGCTGTGTTTGCTGGAGCTTCTCGCATTAAAGGCTTACTAGTTTCAGTCCCCGCTGCTGGCGGCACTATGACTTTGCAAGATGGTTCTGGCGGTACAGTTAAATTTAGCTTTGTAGCTCCTGCGATTGCTGGTGCTGTAAACGTAGTTATTCCTGGAGAAGGCATTCGCTGTGACTCTGGCATCTACGCAACAACCCCAGCTGGTATGACTGCTACTGTATTTTATGGCTAAGAAGACCCCATCTCTTGCTATTGGACGAGGCGAAAAACTTCCCGTATCGAAAGGTGCGGGGCTTACTGCTAAAGGTCGCGCTAAGTACAATGCAGCTACAGGCTCTAATCTAAAGGCTCCACAGCCCGAAGGCGGCGCTCGTAAGAAGTCATTTTGTGCTCGTATGTCAGGCATGCCTGGCCCAATGAAAGACGAGAACGGTAAACCGACTCGTAAAGCAGCATCTTTAAAACGGTGGAAGTGCTAATGAACGCCTCTTTTGATACAGTCCGTGAACTAGCTACCCATGCAAGTGATATTAAACATTTGCAAGAAGATATGGATAAGCTGGTTAAAGACATGGAAGAAATTAAAAAATCTTTATCTGACATTAGTAAGACTCTTTCAGAAGCTAGAGGCGGCTGGAAAGCTCTATTGTGGGCGGGCGGTGCTGTTAGTGCGTTGACTGGTGTAGTCGGTTTTATTATGGGACACTGGGGTAAATAATGGCTACTAAAAAGTTTGGTACTGGTGGTGACGTTAACTACACCTACGGCGGTAAAGGCCAGATTAATAAGCAGCGCACTCGGGGCGGCAGTATATTTGGATATGAGAAAAACGTACCAAATGTTAATTTAAACAAGTATGAAGGTAAAAAAGAGGGTGGACTTATGAAACATGATGACGTTAAAGAAGATATGCCAATGATGAAGAAGGTTGCTAAGCAAGAAGTAGCTTCTCATGAAAAGAAAATGCACAAGATGGCTAAAGGCGGATCTGCCTCTAGTCGTGCTGATGGCTGTGCTACTAAGGGTAAAACCAAAGGTACTATGGTCTCTATGTGCGGTGGCGGAAAGGCTTAATAATCATGGGCAAAATGAGAGAACTTAGCGACAAAGTAAGCGAGTTTACTGATAAGTATGGCATTGCTAACCCTATTGAAGTAGCTGATGAGGCTCTAGGTGGACAGACTCGTGAAGAGTCTAAAGCCCGTCGTGAAAAAATGAAAGAAAAAGCAGTGCCTGAGACTCCACAGCCAGTTAAAAAAATGGCTAAAGGCGGATCTGCTTCTAGTCGCGCTGATGGCTGCGCTATTCGTGGAAAGACACGTGCATGAGACCCTCTCGCGGTATGGGCGATATTGCCCCTTCTAAAATGCCCAAGGCTGTAAAGAAAGCCAGACGAGATGACACTGACTTTACGCAATATGCGGAAGGTGGAAAGGTAGGACTGTATGAGAACATTCATAAAAAACGTGCTCGAGTGGCTGCTGGCTCAGGTGAGCAAATGCGAAAGCCAGGAAGTAAAGGCGCCCCCAGTAAGTCCGACTTTATCAAGTCAGCCAAAACCGCCAAAAAAGGCAGTCGGTAGACCAAGAACTACGGCTAAGAAACCTGCCGTAGCTGCTAAAAAGACCGCCAAAAGGGTAACTAAGAAATGACAACTTCTACCACAACTGCGTTTAATCTAGACATGGGCGACCTTATTGAGGAAGCCTTTGAGCGTTGTGGTACGCAAGTACGTACGGGTTACGAGTTTAGAACAGCCCGCCGTAGCGTAAACATGCTTACTATTGAGTGGGCAAACCGTGGCATTAATCTTTGGACCATTGAGCAAGGTCAGATTCCTATTAATATTAACGCCGGTCAAATTAGCTACCCTATCCCCGTAGATACTATTGATTTGTACGATCACGTTATCCGTACTGGTACAGGTCAAAACCAGGTTGATATTAATATCACCCGTATTTCAGCTGACGACTACCTTACAATCCCTACTAAAAATGCTCAAGGGCGTCCAATCCAAGTTTGGATAGATAGACAGTCAGGCAACGTAGATGCTCTTCCTACAACCACTTTAGCAGTGGGATACCCTATTTCTGCTACTGATACAACTATTACTGTAACTTCTGCAGCTAATTTACGTACTCAGGGCTACATCAATATCGATAATGAAACTATTTTGTATCAGAATATTTCTGGTAATCAGCTCCTAAACTGCTATCGCGGGCAAAATAATACGACTGCAGCAACGCATGCAGCGGGCGCTAGCGTGATTGTTAACTACTTACCAAACATCAATATCTGGCCTACAGGCGTTCCTGGACAGACTTTTACCTTTGTTTACTGGCGTATGCGCCGTCTACAAGATGCTGGTACAGGTGTTACAACCCAAGATATTCCATTCCGTTTTATTCCTTGTATGGCTGCTGGGCTAGCTTTTTATTTATGCGGCAAGCTGCCAGGGGCAGATTTAAACCGTATTCCGTTCTTAAAAGCAGAGTACGAAGAACAGTTTAAGCTGGCTGCGGATGAAGATCGGGAGAAAGCGGCTATTCGGTTTGTACCACGTAATATGTTCTATTCGAGGTAATTGTGCCTAGTAAATTCTCTTCTGGTAAATATGCGATTGCTGAGTGTGACCGTTGTGACCAGCGGTACATGCTTAAAGAACTTCGCATTCAGACTTTAAAGACTAAGCCTTTTAAAGTTAAAGTTTGTAAGACTTGTTGGGACCCAGATCAGCCACAATTACAGTTGGGTATGTACCCAGTAAATGATCCACAGGCTGTACGAGACCCACGTCCTGATGTATCCTATTACCAATCAGGAAATACAGGTTTATATACGTCACAAACTGCTAGTAATAATACTAACAATGCTGGTTATCCTAGCGACGGTAGTAGGCAGATTCAGTGGAGTTGGAACCCTGTAGGCGGGGCGAGTAGCTTTGACACTGTTTTAACTCCTAATGCTTTAGTGGCTATAGGGCAAACAGGAACTGTAACCGTAGTAACAACTTAGGAGTTTATTATGACATTCAAAAAAGGCGCTAATGGTATTGAGTCCAAAGGCAAAACTAAAGGTAAGAATCTAGGTGATTCAGGCCCAACAGTCGGCATTCAAAGTGGTAAAGGCAAGAAAAGCGCTAAAACCGTTACTTCTGCTTCTATGAAAGCTGTTGGTCGCAATATGGCTCGCGCGAATAACCAAAGAGGTCGTTAATCATGACTGTTGAGAAAAAAGTTAAAGTAACCCCAGCGGATTCATACCCACTGGGCAATGCTAAAGAAAATAAATCTGCTGACTCTTATACTGGATTCAAGTATCCTACAGGTGGCGGTAATGATATTGGTGTTTACAAACAGCCAATGAATAACCCAAACCCACAAGGTGAAGTTCATAGCAAGGGTAACTCAATGGATGACGTACGTATTAGCGTTGGCAATATGACTAAGAGTTATCCAGGCGAAAACCCATATGGTGTTGGTAAGATGCGCGGTTATGGCGCTGCTACCAAAGGTACAAAAATTAGCGGGAAAATGGGCTAAAAAATATGGGAATGAACTACGAAACTTTGTATAACAGTATTCAAGCTTATGCTGAAAATACGGAGCAGTTATTCGTAGCAAACATTCCTGTATTTGTCCAGGAAGCTGAAACTCGTATATATAATTCGGTTCAGATTCCAGCGCTACGTAAAAACGTAACAGGTAATCTTTCTACTGGAAATCAGTATGTAACGTTACCAGAAGATTGGCTTTCTAATTACTCCATAGCGGTTATTGACTCGTCAAATAACTATAACTACTTGATTAATAAGGATGTTAATTACTTACGTGAAGCCTACCCAAGCGTTGTATATACAGCCCCAGCATACCAAGGAACCCCACAGGGAGTACCTAAGTACTATGCTTTATTTGGCTCACAGTACGGCAACGTAAATGAAATGTCATTAATGGTAGCCCCTACTCCTAGCGATGACTATACGGTAGAGATGCATTACTATTATTACCCTCCTACAATCGTGCAGGGGCAAATAACTACTGTAGATACATTAGTTGGCGGCTCACTATATACCAATGGTATATACCAAAACGTTGCTTTAACAGGGGGTTCTGGAGCCAATGCTACAGCAGATATTGTGATTACAGGACAACAAGTTGTGTCTTGTACTCTTAAGTTTGGCGGTAACTTCTATGTAGTTAATGATGTTTTAAGCTGCTCGTCATTAGGCTCTACTGGTACAGGGTTTTCCATTACTGTTTCTGCCATATCAAATTCAACAGGGTCTAGCTGGTTAGGTGATAACTATGACCCAGTACTGTTTTACGGTGCAATGCGAGAGGCTATCTTGTTTATGAAAGGTGAACAAGACATGGTTACTTACTACCAAAAGATGTATGAAGAGGCTTTGTCTCAACTTAAACGTCTTGGTGATGGTCTTGAGCGTGGCGATGCTTACCGCGATGGACAAACTAAATTGATTGTTAATTCATAATGGCAATAGTTCAAGGTCAAACCACTGTCTTTAAGCTAAACCTTTTAAAGGCTTTAGAGAACTTTGCCGTTGGTACGCCCTACACATATAAAATAGCTCTTTATACAGCTTTAGCTGATTTAAATAGCCAAACTACAACGTATTCAACTACTAATGAAATTAGTGGTACTGGGTATACACCAGGTGGGGAAATATTACAGATTATTCCACCTGATTCAAGTGATACAGCACAAACCGCTTTTGTTTCATTTTTGCCTGTAACTTGGAACCCAGCAAGCTTTACTACTAGAGGTGCATTAATTTACAATAGCAATACTGGAGCTGCAGTTTGTGTGTTAAATTTTGGTAGTGATAAGGTCGCAACAAATACATTTACGATTCAATTTCCAACGGCAGATGCAACAGATGCCATTTTAAGAGTTAGTTAAGGAGCAATTATGACAAAAGAATTATCAAATTTTGGCGATCATGCAGAAGTATCCATGCAGTCAAACGTAGTAGGTGACGAAACCGTTGGTATTGCTGGTACATACCTCGTTGAGTGCCGTGATGCTGAAGGCAATGTTAAGTGGGCGGATCAATTCCCTAACTTAGTAAATGCTATTGGTAAGCAGCTAATGCTAGATACCTTGTTAAAAGGTACTTCATATACAGTAGTTGGACCTTTCTTAGGTCTAGTTTCTGGTGCAGCCCCAACATTCGGTACTGGTTCAGATACCATGACTTCCCATGCGGGTTGGACTGAGTTTACTAACTACACAGTTGGTGGTTCAGCAGTTCGTGGAACAGCGGTATTTGCTTCTTCTACTTCTTCTGGTTCTACACCATCTAACGTAACTACTTCTACTGCAGCTGCTATTACCTACACTATTACTGGTGCTGGTGGTACTGTTGGTGGTTGTTTCTTATGTACTGGTACAGGCGCAGTTAACACACAGAGCAATACTGGCGGTACTTTGTATAGCGCTGGCGCTTTTAGCACTGCAAAAGTTGTTACAGCTGGCGATACAGTAAGCGTTACATATAGCACAACAGCTACAAGCTAAGGAGTCCTAAATGGCTCTGGCACTGTATGACCGTGTACAGCAGACGGGTACGGCTAACACAACCGTTAGTTTTACTTTGTCTGCTGGTGTTACGGGATTTCAAGCGTTTACCGCAATTGGGAACGGCAATACTACTTACTACGCAGCTACAGATGCAACTGGAAACTGGGAGGTAGGTCTTGGCACGTACTCAACATCAGGGCCAACTCTTACTCGTACCACTGTTTATAGCTCTAGTAATACAGGTTCAGCCGTTACATTCTCTGGCACAGTAAACGTATTTGTTACTTACCCAGCCAGTCGTTCAGTAAACTTAGATGCAAACAGCAATGCAACTATTGCAGGACTTTTAACATCTACATTTGCGCCTAACATTGGTACAGTAGCCTCTGCGTCAACAGTTACTCCAACTACGGCTTATGGTCAGTACAACGTAACAGCGCTCGCGGTAAGCGCTTTAATTGCTACACCAACAGGAACTCCTGCAGATGGTCAGAAACTGATTATTCGCATAGAAGATAACGGCACTGCTCGTTCATTAACTTGGACAACTTCAAGCGGTGGATACAGAATTGTCGGAACAACTTTGCCTAGTACAACTGTAGCTGGTAAAACTCTATATGTAGGTTGTATATATAACGCACAGGATGTATTTTGGGATGTAGTAGCCATATCACAACAGGCATAAGATGATAATTAATTACGCAGCAGTTTTAGATGTAATTGATGCACCAGACTACATTATTGGTGTATTACCAGCTGACCAAGAAAATCCTTACCCAAATACTTACAGGGTAGATATTCCAGAGTATTACGTTGTGTATGCTGGATACACTTGGGATTACAACATTGAAACTGAAACAGGTGTGTTCGTATCTCCTTATGGTGATATTGTTGGTATGTCTGGTACTAATACTTGTGCCGTATGTTTAAAATCTACTGGTGAAGTTATCAACGTGGTTGTTGCAAGCTCAAGTGACCCATGGCCTGACCCAGATACACAGCTAGTAACTATTGCATTTAACACATACGTAAATGTCGGATTCTATTGGGACGGTACAAATTTTATCGGGCCTGACGGTGTAACCGTTTAATAAGGTAAATAATGGCAACTTATTATTGGGTAGGCGGAGCTGGAACATGGAACGCTGTTATAACAACTAACTGGTCTGCTTCTTCTGGCGGTGCTGGTGGTGCTGGTGTACCTACACTTGCGGATAATGTAATTTTTAATGGTAGCTCTGGAACAGGTACTGTTAACTGTAGTGGGGCTGTTTGTAATGACATTAATGCGGGGTCAAGTTCAGCCATTACTTTTACTGGTACGTTATCAATATATGGAAGCTCAGTATACGGTGGGTCTTTAAATCCTAATAGTCTTACTGTAAATTTTACTGCCACTACCACAGGTAAAACAATTACATCTAATGGCAAGTATTTAGGGCAGTATGTAAGTTTTAATGGTATTGGTGGCGGATGGGCATTTCAAGATGCTGTACAAACAATCTATACGCTTTCATTAACAGCAGGAGCGCTAAACACAAATAACCAAACTGTATATATTGGCAGCGGTGCTAATAACGGATTTGCTACTTCAGGAACGCTTCCTAGGTCTTTAACTTTAGGTTCAAGTTATATTAGCGTTGGCGGTCTTACTTGCTGGTCAGTTAGCGGAACAAACTTTACATTAGATTGTGGAACATCGACAATTTATAACTACCATACAGGACCAACAAGTTTTGCTGGTGGCGGTAAAACATATTACACATATAGCGCAACTTTGGGCGGTGCAGCTAGTACTATTGATAGCAATACGTTTAAAAATTTAACGCTTGGCGGAAACACAATTACGCTTTCTGGTAATGTAATAGTTACTGGAACTCTTACATCAAGTGGTCCGTTAATAAATTCTTCAGTTGTTGGCACTCAAAGAGTCATACTTGCAAATGCTGTATCGTTAACTAATACAAAATTTCAAGATATTTTTGCTGCAAATCCTTTTACCGCACCAATAGGGAATAATAATTTAGGAAATAATACAAACATTACTTTTGACACCCAGACTCTTTACTGGATTGGTGGTACTGGAAACTGGACCGATGGAACCCATTGGTCATTAACATCTGGTGGTGCTGCAGCTAACGTTATTCCAGGCTCCACAAACAACGTCATTATTGATACTTCTTCTGGCACTGGGACAATTACAGCCACATCAGCATATTGTGCAAATTTAACTGTTACTGCATCACAGGCTCTTGCCCTAGGGGGCTCGTCATTGTACGTGTATGGTAGCCTAGCTTTCCCTGCTGGTGGCTCTTTCACTTATACCAATAGTAGTCTAAATTTTAAGGCAACTACTACGGGAAAAACAATTGCTGATAACGCAAAAATAGTTGGAAGTGTTACCTTTAACGGTATTGGTGGAGAATGGACACTCACTACTTCTTTAGGCACTTCAAACTATGTGACTATTATTTTAGAAGCTGGCACATTTAGAACTGGCAATTTTAATATAACTTTAGCTGGTGGTACTTCAATGTACCTTTCTGGGGCAGCTAATACGCAAACTGCAACTAGAGCAATATACTTAGGTTCATCTACCTTATCCTTTATTGGAGGAAGTGCAGGTGTACAATCATCCAATACAAATACAGGATTAACTTTTGATGCAGGTACATCAACACTCAACTTAGGTGCTAATTTTCCGACTATTGCTACAACGGGTTTAACATATTATGACGTTAGCAGTACAAATAACTCGGGAGTAGGTGACTTTACATTAACTGGTGGAAACACTTTTCATAATTTAACTATTGTTGCCCCTGCAAGTGGTGGTATAAAAAATGTTAGCCTTTCAGCAGACCAAACAATAACTGGAACTTTAACTGCTACAAGTGCTTCACAAATAAATAGAATAATTGTAGTGTCTAGTGTGTTAGGTACACAACGCACAATTACAGCTGCTTCAGTTTCTTTATCCAACATTGATTTTTTTAATATAGTTGGTGCTGGTGGAGCTTCATGGACTGGTACAGGAATTGGAAATCTAGGTAACAACTCTGGAATTACATTTACAACAGCAAAAACTGTTTATTGGAATTTAGCTGGAGCACAAAGCTGGCAAGCCACAGGTTGGGCAACATCCTCTGGTGGAACTCCAAACGTAGCTAATTTTCCATTAGCGCAAGATACGGCAATATTTGATAACACTGGAAGCGTTACAGGTACGATTTCAAATCCAAATCAATACCCACTTTGCAATATTGATATGTCTGCACGTACAACTGCAATGACACTTAGTATTGGTGGGTACATATACGGGAACTTAATTAACGGCTCGGGTGTAACAGTCACAGGAGCAGCTTGGTTTAGGGGTTCTGGAACAAAACAAATTAAAGGAAATGGTAAAGCATTTGATTGTCTTGTTATACCTGAAATATTTGGTGGAACACTTCAACTTCAAGATAACGTAACAACTTTGAGTACAGCTAGCGTTGGATATTTCCAATTAAGAGTTGGCACATTAGACCTTAATAACTTTGGGTTAACTTGTGGTGCATTTTTGTTTGACGTTTCTAGTACTCGGTCTATTGCTTGGGGCACTACAGGTTCAATTACCGTTAAAAATGAATACACAACGCAATTAATTTATGGGATTAATACTGGGTTTAGCTATACAGGTACGTCCAATTTTATAATTGATGCCCCTTCTGGTGTAACAACTGGACAGATAAGCATGAATGCGTTTACTGAATCTCAAGCAATGAATGTTAGAGTAGTAAGTGGGACATACACATTAGGTGGTACAACCAGTTTAAAAAACTTTGATTTAACTGGTTTTGCTGGAACTGTAAGCGCAACCACAAAAACAATATATGGAAACTGGACAAACCCCGCATCTGGCATAACTTATACTGCTGGCTCATCGTTGGTGTTTAGCGCAACGTCAGGTACACAGACGTTTACAACTAATGGTGTTACTTTAGATTTTCCAATTACAAAAAATGGTATAGGTGGAACATTGCAGCTTGGTAGTGCATTGGTAATAGGAGCTACTAGAACTTTTACAGTTACCAATGGAACATTTAACACTGCAAACTTTGCAATTACTGCTGGCCTTTACACTTTTAGTGGAGCTGCTAATGTCAATCTTGGCTCTAGCACAGTAACTGCAAGTGGTACTGGAGCTGTTATTAATAACGGAATAGCTGTATTTTCTGGAGGAAGTTTTAACGCAGGTACATCAGAAATAGTTCTCTCAAACAATACTACAACAGCACGTACATTTTCTGGTAATGGATTAGCGTACAATAAAGTTACTATTGGCGGTAACACAAGTATTTCAACAACTACGTTTTCTGGCAATATGTATATTGCAGAGCTTGCTAGTACAAAGACGGTTGCTCATACGCTGGCATTTACTGCTAGCAACCAATTTTATTTTGGTCTTTGGTCAGTAAAAGGAACTGCGGGTAACGTTGTAACTATTAACGCTGGTGGCTCTACAAGTAATGCGTTTTTCTATACAAAAGCGACATCAGGATTAAATTACTTAGCAATTACATATAATACTGCAGCCCCAAGCTCTGTTTGGTTTGCTGGTGCAAATTCTACTTTAGGTGCTGGTACGGTAGGATGGGCATTAACTGCGCCAACTCCAAGAACTTTATATTGGGGTCCTACTGCTGGGTCTTCTACAGGTACTTGGGATGCAAGTACAGTAACAAACTGGTACACAAATATTGGTAGGACAACACAAGCCACAACTGCACCTAACGGACTAGATAACGTAGTTTTTGATAACGCTTCTGATAATGGCGCCCCTTTTACAGTAACTGTAAATAATGGAGCATTGTGCCAAAACGTTACAATTTCTGGCCTTGATAATGTAATGACACTTGCTGGGACAGGAAGCTGGGAGATTCGTGGAAGTTTAGTATTCCCGGCATCTAATTTTACTAGGACCTACACAGGGTCAATAACATTTTCTGCTACATCTATTGGGAAAACAATTACTCTTAATGGAGTTGTTTTAAGCACTTCATTTACATTTAACGGTATTGGCGGGGAATGGACATTCCAAGATACTGTTAGTATTGGCAGCACTGTAGACATTAGCGTAAACGCAGGTTCTTTGATTACAAACAATCAAACAATTTCATGTAGCGCTTTGAACGCTAATAATGTAGCTCCAAGAACAATAACTTTAGGGTCATCAACTATAAACTTAGCTGGAGCAACACCAATAACATTTGGTGGGGTTTTAGATAGTTTAACTTTTAATGCTGGTACTTCACAAGTTAATTGTACAAGTTCATCTGTTGCATTTGGTGGAAATGGTAAAACATTTTATAACGTTACCATTGGTAATGTGGCTACTTATTTTGGAACACAACTAACGCAAGCAACAACATTTAATAATTTAACAACGCTGGGGGGTACAACTTCAGCGGGAGGTACAATTAATAACTTACAAGTTAACGTGAGTGGTATAGTAGTTAATGGTACTTGGACAGCAGCAGGGTTTTCACCAATATATAGAATGAGCATGTTTTCAAGTGCCAGAGCAACCCAAAGAACTATAAAGGTCGCTGCTTGTTCATTAACAGACATAGACTTTCGAGATATTGTTATAGACCCCACAAGTGCTACATATCCTCTGACTGGTACTCGACTAGGGAATCAAAATAATAACTCAGGTATTACTTTTTCTACCCCTAAGACTGTCTATTGGAACTTGGCTGGCACTCAAAACTGGAACGCTACTGCATGGGCTACTACTAATAACGGCACTCCAAACATAAACAACTTTCCCCTCCCACAAGACACGGCAACATTCACCGAAGCTGGCGCTGCTGGAACGGTATCAATGAATGGTGGGTATGCTGTTGGTTCAATACAGATGGCTGATGGTGTTTCAAACAGAACAACACCTTTTACACTTACTCTTAATGGTGGAAATAGTATTTATGGGGATGTAACTTTATTTTCTGGTTTGGCAATGGGAATAGGAAGTATTAACTTTAATTGGACTTTTGAGGCTAATAATTATGTACAAAACTTTAAATGTAATGGGGCAACTTTTACATGTAACATTCTAACAATAGGCGGTTACGCAACCTCTACTGGGACGTTTAAACTTTTAGATAATTTTACTCAAGGTGGCTCTGGTACTGGAGGCGGTGTTACCTTCACTGCCGGAACGTTAGACCTAAATAATTACACTTTAAACAGTTGGAATTTTGCTAGTAATAACACAAACGTTAGAACATTTTTATTTGGTACAGGCTCTATTACTACAAACCAGCTTACTAGTAGTGCATATACGCTTGATTGTACTAACGTTACATATACAGGAACACCCACTGTAAATATTAATAATGGTTCTAGTAGTCTTAACGCATCTGCAAATAATGGAACACAAACAAATAGGTTTAATTATAATTTTATTACTGGTACAGGATTAGTAACATTATCAGGAACTGGGTTTAAAGATTTAAACTTTACTGGTTTTGCTGGAACATGGACT